TGCGGTGGGTGTGTTAATTGTGACATGTGTATACCTAATAACGTTATTGATAGTGTGGGCGGCTGCGCAACGTGTGGAGGTGAGATTAATTTAATTATGCAGAAAAACACAAAATCAATAACACAGCAGATCAAGGATGCCATTAATACTATGTCAAGAGACCCAGACAAGGGGGAAATTTTCGGTTCTTATGTATACCGTAGCCAGTACTACCCAGGAGATATCGATTATCATGAAATTATAAATACCACACCAGCAAATGAAAAAAATGTGTATAAGTTAACCGCGCAAACACTCAAGGATATAACCCGGGACGTGCAAAAGAAGCCCAACATATATTTTAGTGAGATTAAGGCCGGGATAGATCAACGGTTTAACCTAAAAATAGATAAGAATTTTATGGCAAACGTTGACAACCTGTTTAATTTGAAATTGTTGACACTTGATGAGTATGAATATATACACAAGTTATATGAGCTGTTCAAAATTGACTACGACAGCAACGCATATGATGAATTAAAGGAGTTCTTCAGGATGAAAAAAATAATTAGATGGAGTGCCCGGGATGTATTGAGAGGGTATAGAATGATTGCAGGTAATAAAAAATTAGAACTTGTTGACGCTCTAAAGGGTAAAAGCGATATTAAAATAGATATATGGGCACCTATCAACGGTAGATACATTGAATTAACAAATTTCTTTTTTCTTGTTGTGTTTGATCAGAAGACACGCGATATTAAGATATTAAATGCAGATATCCCCGATTATGTAAGCGGTATAATTGAACAAATCCAGAAATACAACAGTAAGCTATTTTTTAACCCGTTCAAGATGGCTAAGAGAATGTGGGGGATTGCACGAGAACTAAAATTAGACAATCTATTACAGTTATTAACCCCATTATTTCAGGGAAGCGCAGCAAAAATTAATCAGATCATAGGTGAGATAGACACAATTATATTAATGTATGAGACTATCAACGACACACCAGATAAGATACTAAATGAACAAATAGATGAGTTTAAATTAAGAATGTCGTATATATATGATATCAAGTATGATGAAGATTTGTTTTATAATATGGTAGATTCTGTTTTAAGTACATCAGACAAAAAGAAAAGAATTAAGATATTAGGTGATATTAAAACATTTCTTAAGGACATTAGAAACGAAGACACTATTAAATACTTAACCGAGCACGAACTATACCCAGTACCGGAGTTTATATATCATCTAGAAAGTGAAAAGGAAGGGGGGCCAATGGATATACCATTATTTAGGAAAGTATACGGCTAATATGTGTTTTTTCGATTTTTTAGAAATAACATGATGATAATAACCTTAAAAGTATAGTGTTATTTCGATTTTTTGAAAATTTTTTATACTGTATATATATAAACTATGCTCAGTATAAAGGACGGGAAACCGATAGCCATAATTAAGGGTGGTAAATTTGACAACACAATTATATACATTGATGACAAACTAAAAAGACCAAACAAGGACACAAAAAAAGAATATTTTACGAGAAAGCACAACGTAAACAGCATTGATACATTACATATAAAACCGTTGGATGAAGTATATGTGTACGATGACGGTATTATACAACCACTACCGGATTTTAACAACACACAGAGAATATATATAAGTGGTCCTACTGGCAGCGGTAAGAGTTACTATATAAGAATGTGGTTAAAGGAATATATAAAAGTGTTCCCCGATAGACCCATTTATTTATTTTCTGATATGCTTGAAGACCCGGCGCTAGATGACTTTAAAAACTTAATGCGGTTCAAGTTAGATGAAGGTTTACTTAAAAAAAAGCATATCAGACCCGATAAATTTAAAAATAGCATTGTTATATTTGATGATATTGACAGCATACAGGACAAAAAATTATATGCATATGTGCTAAGTTTACAAAATGCGATATTGAAAACTGGACGAAAACTAGGCATAACCGCAATTGTCACTAATCATCTTATGAACAATGGGATAAAAACAAAGGAGATATATAATGAGTGCTCAATTATTGTTTTTCCTACTAGGGGCAGTAACTTCTACGCGCTCAATTATGCACTTAAAAAATATTTGGGTATGGACTCAAAACAAGTTAAGCACGTTGCAAGGCTACCTACACGTATGGCTACTATTTTTAAAGATTTTCCGCAGTTTGTTATGTACGAAAAAGGAATTTATCTATTATAATTATATACATGGATCAAGTTATAAAACAATTAGTACAAAAGCCATTAAGCGGAAATGATATATATAACGCATGCGAAAAAAGCATTAAGATAATGAAATATGGAGAACTGAATAAGTATAATACAATAGATGACGCATTTAACCCATATGATGCAATCGCACTATTATATATGACAAAGCCGACATTTGGGCACTGGGTTCTATTATTGAGGCATCCCAAACAAAAAACAATTGAATATTTTGACAGTTACGGGGGGTTTATAGATGCACCCCAAGAAAAGATAACAACCGAAATTAAAAAAATGACCGATCAACGGGATAACGAATTAAGTAAAATGTTATTAGATTCTAAGTATAAAATTGTATATAACCCGGTGCAAATTCAGGCGTTTAACAGTGGCGTTTCATCTTGTGGGCGTCATCTATGTTTAAGGTATTTAATGCGTCATATACCTTTAACACAATATATTAAAGTGCTAGAGAATAGCAAAAACAACCCGGATGAGATAGCAACATATTTAACAGCATTCATATAAATAATATATAGTTCTAGTTTATAACATGCAGAACCTCGACAGATGCGATAACGTATATTATAATATTAATATTCCTCATGATGACAATATAAGTCGAAATGGAGAACCAACACCGGCGAACTATTTTGAAATTAGGGGTACCTCTATTTTACCTTGTGACGCTGAAGATTACACGATGAGCGTTGTCAGGTTTTCAATCCCTACTTCTCAAATACCTATACAAGTAGTACCCGTTGATATCTCGCCAGGTAATACCGATATTAATAAATTACTGTATTCTATAACATTAGAATGGAATGGTAACACTTTCCAGGAATTCATAACATGGGAAACCGCCCTAAATTATGTACCTGTTCCAAATACACCGGTAGAAGGACAAGAGCCAAGATATGCACCATATTATTATTTGTATAGTGTTAAACACCTTCTATATAGAATTAATTTAGCATTAACACAAGCATATTATTATTTGGTATTAGCTGGGGCACCAGTGACAGCCCCGCCATTTTTTGAGTACACAGGAGAAACTGAAAAAATAAGACTTTATGTACCTGAAGATTACACGACTAATAGTGTTAATATATATGCAAATAATGCATTAAATAGAAATTTTGGCCTTGGTTTTGATCAAATATATGAAGGTTATAACGTACCAGATGGCAAGGATGCATTATTTATATTAAGTCGCAGTGGCACTAATATATTAACATTAACAGCACCAATTAACCCTTTACCATTAGCTGCGCCTTATAATTGGAACACACAACCATATATAGAACTTATTCAAGATTATAACAGCGTTTCCGATATGTCAAGTTTTTCGTCAATTGTCATAACTAGTCGGAGTATACCTATAAGAAATGAATGGGTAAGCCTGCAATTATTAAAAGGACCTATACCGATAGGCCAGCCAATACCCAGCAACGGGACTACACAAGATGGATTTTTAAATATTTTAACTGATTTCGAGGCCGATATAGTTAGCGGGTTTGAGTTAAGAAGCAAATTAATATATACTCCGACCGCTGAATATAGGCGCACTACATTATTAGGGGGTAACCTTTCAACAATTGATATACAAGTTTATTGGAAAGATAACTATGATAATCTATACCCTATTATGATACCTGCACACGATGTACTAACAATTAAATTGTTATTCGAAAAGAAAATATAAAAATATAGAATATATGTTTTTTTATGTATATATAATATATAACAAAACTATATAGAATGTCTTTAAATAATCCAGCTGTCCAAGTAGCCCGTGTGATGGACCCACGGCTTGAAATTAATAGACGCCGCCATTATGTGGCCCTTAAAGGTGCTATGGTTAACACTCACCAGCAATTTCCGGCCACCAATATTTCGCAAAATTCGGTCCAAATCAGTTGTAACCCGCCATCTCGTGGGATTGCAATAGCCAGAAAAGTGCTAAAGGAGGCCGAATTTGATGTGATTTTGAATGGTACAAATACAGGCGTTAACCCTTTACTATCAGAAGGTTATTATGCACTCCGACAGTTCCCACTTACTCAAGTTACATCCAGTGAAAGTGTGACCCTTAACAATGCCACATTTACACAGGCGCCATTATCTCAGTATTGGCCAGAGGTGCTAAATTACCACAATGAATATAAAACACGATTCGGCCAATATTCGCTCACCCCTTCAATGGCTGACCAAAGCCAAACTTATGAAGAATTGGCCGGCACCGTTCGCAACCCACTTGCTGCTTATGGTGATAATTCATATGAACAAACCCGTGGCTCATTCCCTGGGCTTACTGTTGTTAGCAATACACCCACACAAGCGGTTCTAAGGGTTAGAGTTGTTGAACCTATACTACTTTCTCCACTTGTGGCTGGTTGTAAAAGTGATATGACAAGCGCACTTGCCGGGATTCAGAATATGAGTTATGGGTGTACTTTTGGAAAACTTGAGCGCCTGCTTTCATTAATGAAGGACCAAGGAGCACCAGGAGTTAAGGAGATAACAAGTGTATCGGTGACACCTACAGCTTTTAAACTATTGTTCAATTATCTGACCCCTGACCCACTTAACCCGGTTCCTCGTAACATGGTATCAAGTCTTTTCTCAATTGTATCATATCCAACTAAATATAATGCACCAGTTGCACCGGGTCAAACGGTCCCAATTACTCTTAACAGTATTCAAGTTTCCAGCATCCCCCGCAGAATGTATATTTTCGCCAGACGTGATGATTTTGAAAGATCAGCCTTTACTGCTGATGCGTGTTTTGGTCTTGAAGAAGGAGCAAACCCGCTAACAATCACCTGGAATAACCAACAATTTTGTTCGCAGATGACGACAGCAGACCTATATAACACAAGCGCTAAAAATGGTGTGAACATGAGTTACCCACAGTATATAAGTCATAGGGGTAGTGTTACTTGTCTTAACTTTGGTGACGATATCGGGCTAGCTTCTGATGAGGCCCCCGGCGTCCTCGGTAATTATCAACTTGGTCTAACTATACGAGTTAAAAATACATCACCCGAAACTATCACCCCTACCCTATTCGTTGTGTGTGTTTATGAGGGTGTATTTACTGTCCAGGATGGCAATTGCTCGCAACAGATTGGAGTACTAAGCCGCGAGGATGTGCTTAACAGTAGAATAGTTAGAGGCATTAATTATCAGCAGGCACAGGATGTCTTCGGGGGTTCCTTCTGGGATACTCTAGGCCGTGCTTTTGGCACAGCTGGTCGATTTATTAAGGACCATAAACTTTTATCTAGGGGTCTTGCTTTAATCCCTAACCCATACGCTCAAGGTGCGTCACGTGCCGCGGCTGCTGTCGGCCTTGGTATGTCTGGCGGTAGTTTGACCAATGATGATATTAAGGGACGGCTTACTTATGACGCGTCAGAACTTGCGGAAGATGAAGATGAAGATGAGAGCAAATATAAATATATCTAATGTGTTTAATATTATATGATATGTATAATTGATTTTTTTATTAAAATCAATTATAAATAATGGAGCATTCTCATATATATATTTATCGTCTGTAAGAAAATGACATATTCAAATGTAAAACCCTTTGAGCCAATGGTGTAAATAAATCGACTGTACTTAATACATCAATTCGTAAAACTGTGTCCTCCCCTGCCTGTTTTCTAATTATTGCGCTGCATGGTATTTGTGCCGCTTGTCCTGTATTTAAGAAAAATACACACGCGTTGACGTTGCCAATTCCTAAAATAGGCGCTGGAAATAATATAATATCTTTAGTATCGAATGTTAATGTTGTAGCATAAACGCCAAAAGCATTAACCGGAGCAGTAGCAAACCCACCAATACGCGCGGAAACATTATAAGTCA